TCCTTGATTGTATATTCTTTTCAAATTTAGTAACTTCCAAAGGGCCTTTATACTTACTTGGAAACTTCATCCTATAAGAATAATTTTCTTTCTCAATATCCTTACCTGTATTAGTAATATAATTCATCCATGCTTCAAAAAATCTAACAGGTAGATACTGTTCTGCATCGCAATAAAAATTTAAATCAATACGATCATCAAACTGTCTTCTATATACATGTCGTTCAGTAACTCCTGGAAAATCATTCAGTATTTCACTCGTTGCTAATTGAGAACCTGGAAGTTGTGCCTCACAACAAGAAAGATTTAACTTTTCTTGATTAGGATAATATGAAGCACCAACATCTGACAAAAATCTAGAAAACCCATCATCATTAAAAGGAGGTGAAACAGTAACTTGATAATGTGAAGTGAGTGCAGGATTTAA